TCAGACCGCAATAGTGGTCCATCCCTTACCCCGATCGTCATGGTAACGAGCTGTCTGGTTCGGTGATTTATGACCGAGCAGTTTCTGCGTATCGATCCCCTGAGCTTCATACAGACGTTCTGCCAGAGACCGCTGTTCGTGAAACGTTGCTGGCGTACCGTCACCCCATTCAATCCCTGCTTTATCCCGTGCTTTGCTGAAATTCATCGTGATGGTGTTGGATTTCACCTGCGCGCCACGTTCTGCCTGTGATGTGGCCCGGAAGAAGTGGACCATGTAGGGACTGACCGCATAATCCCGGCATCTGGCTATCACATCCCGCAGGCACCAGCCAATCGCATTCAGGCGCAGGGAAAGGGGGATCGCGATTTTGCTTCCGGTTTTCTCCTGCACGACGTGAAGATGATCCTCCCAGACATCGGTGAATTTCATGTTCGAGACGTCACCCAATCTCTGGCCGGTGACCAGCGCCAGCAGCATGGCGTTTCCCATGTATCGGTGATTGGCGTCGGCAATGTCGAAAATCTTCTGCCATTCCTCCAGCGAGAGGCGCTGTCTGGAAATTCTGCGTCGTGGCTGTTTCGTTGCGAGGGCAGGGTTATAACCCGGAGGAACCTCGCCGAAATGCTGGGCCTCCTTAAAGATGTCGATCAGAACAGAGCGGATCACCTGCGCCATTCTCGGTTGCCCGGCGGCAATATAGTCATCGAGGATCTGCGCAACGTCGCGAACGTCAACTGCCGATATCAGCTTCATACCCACACGCTCCTTAAGCAGGGAAACTGGTTTGGCTTTTTGTTTATAGGTGTTCAGCTTTATATCACCTGCCTCAAGGCGTTCCTCTTGTATTTTCCAGTAACGATCAAGCCACGTTATGGTGGTGATCGCTTTTCCTTTGCTGGTAGCGATCCGGTCGCTGAGTGCTAATATTTGTCTGGTCCGCTGTTCAGCCAGGCGAGAATTAGCCTCAATAGCGATAGCAATAGCCTCTTCCTCATTTGTTCCGAGGCTGTGAAATTTTCCGGTTATCGGGTGTTTGTATCGCCAGTAAACTTTGTTCACTTTGCGGCTATATAATGGGTAAAGGTTTGGCACCTTGACGTTATTTTTACGTGGTCTGGCAGCCATCGGATAATATCCTCTGCAGCTTGGGTGGATCAGATTTGTTAATCACTGGCTGAGCTATATTTCCGGTTATTTCCGCATCTTCTCTCACCCGCCAGAACTTCCCTTCTTTGCGCGCTGGTGGACAGAACATGCTTTGCTTCGCATACCGGCGCAATGTGTTCAGGCTGGGCGGATTGCTCCGGTATTTGTCTGCGGCCCATTCTTCTAAGGTCAACATTTGAAGCATGGCGATTTCTCCATACGGCCCGGCTGCACCCGGGCCATCAGGTTTATTCTTCGGTGCTGGCAGGCAGCAGGCGCTGCCAGATTGCTGATACGTATTTCACCTGGTGCCGGGCATCAGCCAGCGCATTGTGGGCCACACCATCGAACGGCATATCGCGCTTCGGATCGAAGCCCAACTGACGACCGAGCAGCACGATGGTGCGCACGTCGCTGTCGTTCCAGAATTGCCATGGGCAGACGTGGCCGGCGCGTTCGTAAGCCGTCCGCAGAATGACGTTATCGAAGTTCGCACCGTTACCCCAAACGTTCAGGTAGCGCGGGTTGTCTGAGTTGCGGCTGATAAACGAACTCAGCTCTGAAAGCGCGTCAGCTATATGGAGGGCATTGTCATCACATACCGCCGCCCTGGCTTCTGCTGATTGCTTCAGCCACCACAGAATAGTGTCACCGTCGGGAGTTGCGCCTTGATCCATGGCGCTGGACAGATTCACAGCACCATAGAATTCAGCGCCAAGCTCACCGCTTTTCGGGTCGAAGAACACAGCGCCGATCGCGACGATTGGCGCTCGAGGGTTGGTGCCCATGGTTTCGAGGTCGATCATTAGGTGGTTCATTTTTAGCTCTCAAATTTCCAGGTATGGTTAACAATTTCAGTGGCATCGCCACGGCATGGGTTGTCCAGCTTCATCCCGTTACACTGACCGTACTCAACATCCACCCAATCATGAATATCTTTGTCGGTAGCGTGATCGGGAACGTCAATTTCCAGTGTGATGACAATGGTTTTCATCGCTTATCCTGTTTGGTGCTGCCGCAATCATCGTTTTGTACACTGCTCTGACAAACACCGCAGGATGAACTTCATCAGCGACCGTCTGTACCATTTCTCTTGTTGGTTCCTTCGGAACTAGCACCCACCCTTCTAGAATTGCCGGAGCGTCGTCTTTTGCTGGATCAAACCCAATCCACTGGATACCACCTGCATTAATCATGGTTGTGTGATAAGCGGCAATACCAGCTTTCACGCGATCCCAAGCCGCATGGTCGCGGTCTGATATGCGAATTACTTCCTCCATCGATGCCAGCAGTTCGGAGGGCAATACATAATCAAGCTGTGAATCATGCTCAATTTGATCCACACGCTGCTCTGCGGATTCGGCGCGGGAATGAAGCTGGTGATTTTCAGACATGATGCGCCGTGATTTCTCACGCTCACGTTCAAGTGTCGATTCCAGGCACTCAATATGCCGCGTCATAACATCAGCTCGGTGCATACCGAGAGAAATAAACGAGAATCGGTCCGCATCTGCTTTCTGAACCCATTCACTCTTGTTGTGCCACTCAGTGAAAGCAAACTTGAACCTGTCGCGCTCGGTCTGTGCCTCTTCCAGTGCATCAGCCGCTCGCTCAAGCATTTCTTTCAGTTTGTCGGCGTATGCCTTATCGCAGCACGCTGCACATGTCGCCATTAAATCAACTGTTACGGTCATTGAGTGATGTCCGCAGTAATCACAGGAGCGCATAACGGCTTTTTTCCAGTCATGGCGCTTGTGTTTGGTAGCTACAAGCAGCGCCTCTTTGGTCATAGGTGTAGTCATGCTGCATGCTCCTGATTCTTTGCTGCTGGGTTAAACCACAGGCATTCTGTGCGAACTTTGGTCCCGCGTCCGGCGCTGATGCGGGAGGCCTTTTCGGTTTTATGCCAGCTCGTCAGCATGTCGTTGTAAACCTCGCTGTTGTAGCCGCTGATCATCGTTCTGGCCACAGCAAGCAGCTGTTCATGACCTTCAACCGTCATTTCGTGGTTGTAGTAGCGATTGCCCTGCACACGCGTTTCAGGCACATACGGTGGATCGATATAGTGCAGCGTCGTTTCGGCATCATGGGCGCGCATGACCGCCAGTGCGTCTTTGTTTTCGATGATGACACCCAGCAGACGCTGGCAAATGGCGGACAGATTCGCCGGGTAGCGTTCCCACAAATGGGAGGCTGTGGCGTACTTGCGTTTGCTGTCACTTCGAAAGCCTGACTGGCCGCCGATGCTGGCAGCGGAACCGAAGCCCATGCAGGCACGCACAACCATGCGACGGGCACGCTCTACCGGGTCAGCGGCTTCTTCACGGGCAGCGCAAAACTCGTCGCGTGCATATGGCGTTAGTGCACACACATCCTGCAGGCGCTGATTCATTTCAGGGTCACGCAGCACACGGAACAGATTCACCACTTCGCCGTCGAGGTCGTTGTACACCTCTGCATAGCTGCGGGGCTTTTGCAGCAGCACACCAGCGGCACCGCCGAACGGCTCTACGTAGCAGACATGCTCTGGCATTTGTTCGATGATCCATGGAGCCAGGCGGAACTTGCCGCCGTGGTAGCGGATGGCTGGATGCTTGATGGTGGCAGTCATTCTGGTTTCTCCCCGCGCAGCTGCTGATCAGCTGTAGCAGTCTTGATGCGCGCCAGCTCGTTATGATCCTCATTGCTCCAGTTTGCGCCGTGCTTCAGGTACAGCTTGAGCATCCAGTGAATGACCGTAGCCTGCTCACACTCTGACTTTCGGGGAATGTCGTAACCGTCTACACGTAAACATTCAGCCAGACCGGCACACAGGAAATTTGGCCTGCCGAGGATCGCCAGCAAGTGATCATCCATCGGTGGGATGGTGTGCTCTTTAACCAGCGCTACCTGAACATCGAGCTGAGTAGCCAGCTGCTTAACCATCGTTGCGTCTGGCTCGCCGAGTCTTTTTGAAAGCTGGTGGCCTGCCACCACCAGATCGCGAACAGAGGCATTCACAGGCGCTCTCCTGTCAGTTCTGCGAAGCGGTTCAAAAACAGGCCGTAAGCCTGACCTGGTTTGAGAGGAATGATTGCAATTTCTTCTGATGTCGGTATGCCTTCGAGAACAGGCCAGATCGAACCATCATCCAGATCGAGGTCGCGACGTTCGGTCGCCAGCATGATCAGATCCGCATATTTAACCGGCGTGCTCATGGTTTCAGGCAGGCTGTACTTCTGGCGAATCACAATGTCCACTGCTTCTTCGATGCGCTGGTAGTCAGGCAGCAGGCGTTTCAGCGGTGCCGGAATATCCTGGCAATATGCCTCGGCGGCATCGTGCAACAGGGCTTCAAGGGCAAACTCTGCTGGCACAATCTGGCTACACAATACCGCGTGCTGGGCGACGCTGTAGAACTCCGGCACATGCCCGGCAAAGCGGCAGATATTGGACAGGGCCACTGCAATATCATCGGTGACAATCTGGCTGGCAGTGACATTGCGATAATCAATGTGCTGGCCTGAGTAGGTTGTTAAAAAAGGCATATATTCTCCATATATTCGCAGCTGCACCTGCGGCTGTTTTTGGGTGTACGAATCCCTCGCCAGATGGCGATAAATAACGGAATTACGCTTCACTAATTGCCCCGATATGCAGGGCAATTAAGGCTGTGCAATTACGCTTTGAAGTTACCGATAAAGGTTTCTACCGGCTTGCCGTCGAATTTCTCGATCAGCAGATCGCGGAACTCGTTGGCGATGGACTCTTCCTGTGCTTCCAACTGCACAACGCGAAGCACGAACATCGGTTCACCACTTTTTAGCAAGCTGTTGCGCAGGCTGAAACGACGCTCCGTGAGGCTTTCATACGGCACACATTTGAACTCGAAGGCAACCGGCATAACGTCTTTGCTGCTGGCCTCCACGCTTTCCATAAGAGACTTTTTGCCGCTGAAATCTTCGTCTTCGTGCGCAGATTCCGACACCTGTTTGATATTGACGCGGCGTACAGCTTGAGCTGCCTGCGCGATGGTCATGGTATTGCCACTGGCATCGAAGGCCGTCAGGAAGTCGCTCCAGTCTTCCAGCCATTCGGCAATCTGCTTCTGGTTCAGGCGATCACCGTTAATTGCCAGCAGCGCACGGAATGGGGCGGTTTGATTGAGCTTGATCGTGGATACGTTGTCGGCGTGACCTGGGTGGTCCAGGGTGCCAATATTGAAGATCGAACGGGCCGACATATTTTCGGCATCGATAAAGCAGCGGGCTTTTTCCCCGGTGCTGGCATAGCCGGAGGAGTAGCGCACGAAGTCATCGATACTGGTTGTATCCATAGCGCCACGGAAGCGGTAACGCTCAAGAGAAAAGCGCTCCAGGCTCGCCACTACAGTACCTTCTGGCAGAATGGTCGTCGGGCAGGCCAGCGCCTGAGCATCCGCGAGGTGGTAGCCGGACAGGACCAAGTCTTTAACTTGCTTGATAGCGCTGCTGTCTAATTGCTGAGACATAAAAATTCCTTATTAATAAACTGAATGAATGCTTAACTGGGTATTAATCAATCGCGGCTTACTGCGCCGCTCGAAGCTTTGCGTCCGGATCGCCGTTGAGGTTAAACAGGTTGCCCTGATCTTCCTGCAGGATGGTGAGCTTGCCGCCACGGTTGACGTACATTGGCGTTTCGGTGGTGTCTTCTTCAGACGTTTTCCCGCGCGGAGTGGGGCAGGAATACTGCAATTTGTGTTTGATCATCACGCGCTTCTCTTCGGTTGAGTTGCTCATGCGATCAAGGTCAAAGGTCAGGGTGACTTTGCCTTTGTTGCCGTTGTTCAGAACGCCCAGCGCGGTAGTATTGAGCGCTGCGGCGATTTTGTTCATGAACACACCGGCATCCAGCTCGCCCAGAAAATCGGGCACTACGGTCATGCGATCATTGCTCATAGCATTTCCTCTCGGTTAAGCGGCTGCCGCCGCTGTAAGTTTCTCCATACACAACAGAGAAGAGCACCTGCGCGCCGGTTGGGGGTAGGAGAGCCGTTCCCGTTGCGCCCGGGTGGGTTGGGTTATGAGCCCGTCGCCCGGTGATGCTCTTGTCTGTTGTGTAAAAAGGGCGGTACCAGAAGGACTGAAGGAAAACTGGTACCGCCAAACTACACACAGCAATATCGTTGTGGCGGGGTTGTCACTCAGGCGTATGGTCAACCTGACAACCCGGCGCCTTACACAGGAAAGGAGTAGACCCTGGCCATACTTGCCGCCGCGCCGTTTCGCGGATTACCATAACGAAGAGAGCACTGCCGGTGTCCGAATTGAACGGACCTTTTCGTTGCCCATTGCCACTGATTCGTGGTGTCAGGAATCGAACCGAACATTAAACCTTGCTCGTCAATGCTCTCATCGTTGTGCGCCTGTCTTTTCACCACATCAGGCTCGGTGGTATCTTGGTGCTTCTCACACAACCAAGAAGGGAAAATGCATGCACGGAGTCGTCGTTCATAATGAACACCGCATTGGTTACATCGTTATCCGTGACCAAATCGGAGAGTTCACGGTCGCAGAACTGCTCGGTGGGTATGACGTTGAGAAGGGGCACGTCATATCCGGTGAGCTTCACAGTCTCGGTGGCGAAACCTTCACGAACGAGACCGAGGAAGAAGAGATTGAAGTATTTGTTCAGGGTTACGGTATGTCTGAACAGCAATCAATTCTCATGATCCGAGGCACTCGTTAATCCACCGACGAAAAAGAGCACAGTGCTTTAACGTCGCGTTGCAGTATTCAACGGAGACAATGTGGCCTTGTGTTAAATGAGGCTTAATCTCTTCGTTGAGCCGCAACCCTCGCTTAGCTGCGTTCTCTAAAGCTGCAATCCTCGCTAAAAGCTCTTCTGCACTTTTATTCACTGAAAGCCTCCAATCTGCGCTAGCTAATCATTCCGGTCTTCATATATCCCCGCAGCTACTTCGTGGGCGTCCTGCCTGTTCGCTGTCGATGGAATAACTATGACTTAGGGAATAATCAAAGTCAACCGTAAAAAATGGAATTTCTATGATTTAGGTAATAGTGTGGTTTTGCTGGATGATTAAAAATTTTTAGTACACTGGGCAGGAGTGATAAATTACTATACGTTTGTACAGTGGTTTTGCTTATGGTAAGAAAATTGTGGGTTGTGTATAGAGTGGTTAGTTAAAACGAGAGGAGGGGATGATGGGCGTTCTTTACAAAAAAAACTGTAGTGGTGGCTACATCCCCACAGATGTTGATGATACAGAGGTAATTTATTTTCGTAACTTTCGCACGAGAATCTGCTCAGCTACACCTAAAATACATGAGGGTTCTTTGATCTCAGTTACTGGAATTCTTTCATCGTCAACTGACAAAAAACCATATCCAGAACCACCTTCAAGGTAACGGTAAACAGATACCTCCCCCCTAATTAATGTTACAACAAGTTCATCATTACCAGGTGCTACGGTAGGGTCAGTCAGAACAACAGAGCCTGCAGGAGCCTGCATTATCCCTGTGTTTTTTCTCATAATGTATGCGCGGTAATGTTGAGGTACGCTCTCAGTCCATGAAATCACATCATCTGTTTGCCCATTAGCATCCCAAACTGAAACAACCCTGGACGCATCAAGTTTTTCAATTATCGAGTCAGATCCGCCAGCCATACTTCCCGTGCCGTTGATCAGCCAATCAGCACTGATTCCAAGAGCAGCAGCAAGCTTCCCGGAATACTTCGAGGTTTCATTCTTCCCGGCCAGTATCTTCGAAATTATTGATTGGTTTACACCTGACAGCCGAGCCAAATCGCTTTGAGAAGTGATTCCCGTATCAGCCATGGCGCGCTGTAGTCGTTCGCATAGTGTTTTCATGCCGTGAAAATATTACCTATGTAATCACCAGTCAAATTACCCAAAGCATTGACTTTATCTATTACTCAAGTCATATTTGCAGTACCAAGGTCATGAGGCATAACCAATGAACAGTGTCATTAAGAGAGCCATATCTATCGTGGGGTCTCAAAAGGAACTTGCAAAAAAAGTTGGAGTGGATCAGTCCGCCGTAAGCAAGTGGCTTCGGGGTGGCGGGATTCGCTCTCAATACATACCTGGTCTTGTTGCTGCAACCAATGGGCAACTAACGGCGGTTGAAATAATTGACTCGCTTAATACCGAGATTATCGCAGAGCCAGATCAGGCATAACCACAGAAATTGAGGGTTAACCGTGGGTAATGAACCGCAATGGAAAGTAGAACGTCAGCCAGCCTGGCTGGTGGCCGCAATCAAGAAGTCCATAACCGATCTGCAGGGCGGTTACGCCGAGGCTGCTGATTGGCTCGGGGCGACTGAAAACGCCTTATTCAACCGCCTGCGTACCGATGGCGATCAGATTTTCCCTCTCGGCTGGGCGATGGTGCTGCAGCAAGCTGGTGGAACTCACCACGTAGCTGATGCTGTGGCGGGCCATTCTGGTGGTGTATTTGTGCCGCTGATTGAACTGGATGATGTCGACAACGCCGACATCAACGAGCGCCTGCTGGAAACGATGGAGTGGATCGGTCGTCATTCGCAGATGATCCGGGGCTTTATTGCTGATGGTGTGATCGACGAGCGAGAGAAACGGGAGATAAACGAGAACAGCTATCAGGTTATGGCGAAGTGGCAGGAGCATATCACGCTGCTGTTCCGCGTTTTTTGTCAGCCAGAAAAGAGTGACGCCCGCGAGTGTGCAGCTCCGGGCGCCGTGGCAGATAAATCTATGTGTATGGAGAAATCCGCATGAGCAATTTAACCGCAAATTATCAGCGTTCGCAACTCCGCGCATTGCCTGTTCGTGGCGGCAAGGGCGAAGTCACGTATTGCTATGCAGTAAGAGTACCCGGCGGCTGGGCGCAGGTGAACCACAGCTTCACCCAGTGGGCTGTGGGTGACTTCAACGGGCAGGCTAAGCAGGAGAAGAACGATGACAGCGCTAATTTGCATTGATTCGATTCAGATTCGACAGGACACCAGCGGGCGTTATTGCCTCAATGACCTACATCGTGCCGCCGGTGGTGAACGCCGGCATGAGCCATCATTTTGGCGCAACCTGCAGCAGACCGAAAATCTTGTTCAGTTATTAAGCACTACAGGAATCCCTGTAGTGGTAATTAACGGCGGCAATATGCGTGGCACCTATGTTTGCAAGGAGCTGGTTTACTCCTACGCCATGTGGATCAGCCCTGAATTTAACCTCAGGGTGATTCGTACTTTTGATGCGGCCCAAACAAACAACGTACCGCAAACACTTCCTGAAGCGTTGCGCCTGGCTGCCGATATGGCGGAGCAGAATACGCAGCTGTCGAACAAGGTGCAGCAGGACGCGCCGAAAGTGGCATTTGTCGAGCACTATGTGGACGCCGCTGGCGCAAAAGGCCTCCGTGAGACGGCGAAGATCCTCAACATGCCGGAAAAGGCGATGATCGACGCGCTGCTGCGCGACAAGGTGCTGTTTCGCCAGTCTGGCAATTTGCTGCCCCATGCCCTGCGCCAGCGCGAAGGCCTGTTCACCGTTAAAACCGGAACATCTGACTTCGGTCATGCCTACACACAGACCCGTGTAACGCCGCGCGGTGTTCAGTGGATTGCCGAGCGATATGCTTCTGAGCTGATGGGAGGTTGATATGGCTGAATTCATCCAATCAATGAACCGCTATTACAAGGACCATCACGGCATTGTCGTGAACGTTACCGGCTATGACCCTGTAGGCCAGCGTGTGATTTACCGCCGTCCGGGTTATGAGTGGGAGTGTGTTGCTCCGCTGATTGTGTTTCGCTCCAGATTCAAGAGGATAGATAAGTGAGTGTTAAATTATCCGCATATGTCTGGGATGGCTGTGCGTCGTCTGGCATGAAGTTGTCCAGCGTGGCGATCATGGCTCGCCTGGCTGACTTCAGCAATGATGAAGGTGTGTCATGGCCTTCCATTGAAACCATTGCCCGGCAGCTCGGCGCAGGTGCCAGTACGATCAGGACGGCTATTGCCAGGCTGGAGGCCGACGGCTGGCTAACCCGCACCGCGCGTCGCAAGGGCAACCGTAACGCGTCTAACGTTTACCAGCTGAACGTTGCAAAACTGCAGGCCGCCGCGTTTTCTCACCTGTCAGAATCTGACACATCAAAATCTGACGCGTCAAAATCTGATGCATCAAAATCCGACCCGTCAAAATCCAACGAGAAAGGCGGTTTTCACCCTCCAGAATCTGGCGGGGATCCGTCAGTAAATTCAACTACAGATCCATCAAGTAAATCTAAAACCCCTTGTCCGGTTGCTGCGCAACCCGACCCTGAAGTTTTGATCACTGACAACGCGATTGTGGTTCTGAATCACCTGAACCTGGTCAGCGGATCCCGGTACCAAAAATCAAGAGCATCGCTTGAAAACATCCGGGCTCGTCTGCGTGAGGGTTACAGCGTCAGCGACCTGAAACTGGTTATCGACCTGAAGCATGAGCACTGGAACGGCAACGATGAGCAGTACCTGTACATGCGACCTGAAACGCTGTTCGGGCCTAAGAAGTTCGAAGGTTATCTGCAAAGTGCTGTTCGCTGGGAAGGAAAAGGGCGACCCGGTCGCGAAGAGTGGGGCCAGAATCGTGAAAGAGACGTTAACGCAATCGGCAAGGTTGACGACAAAATACCACCGGGGTTCAGAGGATGATGGGAAACAAATATTGCCAGACGCTGGCAGAATTGCGCGCAAAACCAGCCCATGAGCTGAAGGAAGTCGGCGATCAGTGGCGTACACCGGATCTGCTGTTCTGGGGTATCAACGCGCTGTTTGGCCCGCTGGTTCTCGATCTGTTTGCTGACGATAGCAACGCTAAATGTCCGGCCTGGTACACGGCTGAAGACAACGCGCTGACGCAGGATTGGTCTGCACGCGTCACGGAACTGGGTGGCGCTGCATTCGGTAACCCGCCATATAGTCGCTCGCAGTATCACGAAAAACAGGCGATCACTGGCATGACCCACATCATGAAGTATGCCGCCGATATGCGTGAGAAGGGCGGGCGATATGTATTCCTCATTAAAGCTGCTCCGAGCGAAACATGGTGGCCTGAAGATGCCGATCACATTGTCTTTATCCGTGGGCGCATTGGCTTCGACCTCCCTGAGTGGTTTGTGCCGGCAGACGAAAAGCAGAAACCAACGAGCGCATTTTTCGCTGGCGCCATAGTGGTGTTTGATAAATCGTGGCGCGGTGAGCGCTTCAGCTACATCCACCGCAGCGAGCTGGAAGCGAAAGGGCGGGCGTTTATGGCGCTGGCACAGTTTGCATCTATCAAATTGCAGCCCGCTGTTCCACCTGCCCTTGCTGCTGAGCCACCAGCTGAACTGCCGAAAACTGAATCCCGCATCTGGCCGCTGGAGGTTGGACTGGTATTCAACCAGATTGCAGGTATCGATGGTCTGGATGTTTCGCAGCAGAATAAGCTGAAAGCCAACATTAACCAGCTGTGGCTTGAGCGTATGCCGACCAGCGAGATCATCACTGTCGCTGGTGGACTGGTCAGTCGTATGCAGGGGGTGGCCTGTGCGTGAGATTATCGTTGATAACTTCGCTGGTGGCGGCGGTGCTTCTACCGGGATTGAGCTGGCTATCGGGCGCAGCGTGGATATTGCCATCAACCACGACGAGAACGCGATCGCCATGCATAAGACCAATCATCCGGACACACTCCATTATTGCGAGTCCGTGTTTGACGTTGACCCGCTGGCTGCCACCGGCGGTAATCCGGTTGGCCTAGCGTGGTTTAGCCCTGATTGCCGCCATTTCTCAAAGGCAAAGGGAGCGAAGCCAGTAAAGAAAGAGATACGCGGTCTTGCATGGGTTGTGGTGCGCTGGGCGCTGGCAAAACGCCCACGGGTCATGATGCTGGAGAACGTGGAGGAGTTCAAAACGTGGGGGCCGCTGCTGGCTGACGAAATGCGCCCGGATCCAGCGCGCTCCGGTGAAACGTTCCATGCATTCGTCGGCATGCTGACTACTGGCATCCCGGAAAACCATCCGGCGCTGCTGGAGTGCTGCGAGTTTCTGGCGTTGTCGCCGGAGAGTGAGCAGGCGCAGCAGTTGGTCGCCGGGCTCGGTTATGATGTCGATTATCGCGAGCTGCGTGCCTGCGATTTCGGTGCGCCGACCATCAGAAAGCGTTTCTTCATGGTGATGCGTCGTGACGGTCAGGCGATTGTGTGGCCTGAGCCGACACACGGCGATCCTAAATCGCTGGAGGTCCAGAGTGGCAAACTGGTGCCATGGCGAACAGCTGCGGAATGCATCGACTGGAATATTCCGGCGCTGTCTATCTTTGACCGCAAAAAGCCGCTGGCAGAAAATACACTTAAGCGCATCGCGCGCGGCATTCAGCGCTTTGTTATCGACAGCGCCTCGCCGTTCATCGTGAAATGCAACCACACCACCTCGAAAGGCAATTACGACTGTTTTCGGGGCCAGGAACTGGGAGCGCCGTTGCAGACCATTACCAAAACCCACGGCTACGCGATCGCTGTACCGCATCTGACAAAGTTTCGCACCGGTGCAACCGGACAGCCAGTTACCGAACCGGTACCGACAGTCACCGCCGGTACATCAAAACGCCCTGGTGGAAATGGGCATGCTCTCGGTGTGGTGGAAGCGGCGCTGACTCCGTTCCTGGCTGGCAACGGCGGCAGTGAGTACCAGGCGAAACCGCGCCCGCTGGACAAACCGGCACATACCATTCTGAAACAGTCCCGGGCCTGTGTTGTCGCCCCAGTTATCGCCCGCCAGTTCGGTGCCAGCATTGGCCACCGGGCAGACGAACCAAGTGCAACGATTACGGCTGGAGGCGGTGGTAAGTCGCAGTTGGTGATGCCCACGCTAATTCAGATGGGCTACGGCGAACGACCGGGGCAAGCGCCGCGCGTACTACAGATAGAGAACCCGCTGGGAACGGTTACTGCTGGTGGCAATAAGTTCGCGACGGTGAGTGCTTTTTTGGCGAAGCACTACGGGGGCAACTATACCGGGCCGGGTGTGTCGATGGATGAACCAGCGCACTCTGTAACGACAGTGGATCACCATGCCGTCGTGACTTCTCACCTGATCCATCTGCGTGGTTTCTGTAAAGACGGACAGCAGGTGGATAAACCATTGCCTACCGTAACTGCGGGTGGGCTGCATATCGGGGAGGTTAAAACCTTCCTGGAAGAATATTGCGGCTCTTCTGATTCCGAATGGCTGGTCCATATAGACGGCATTCCATACCAGATTGTCGATATTGGTATGCGTATGCTGCAACCCCATGAGCTGTACAAGGCGCAGGGCTTCCCCGACGGTTATGTTATCGATCGCGATTATCGCGGCAACCGTTATGCCAAGGATAAACAAGTCGCGAGATGCGGGAACGCCGTGCCGCCTCCGTCTGCCCGCGCGTTGGTGTTGGCGAACCTGCCCGATCTGTGCACCACTCAGCAGCGGGAGGTGGCGTGAGGGCTCTGCTAACCCCTGAAATTGTTCCACGACTCGGCCTGGTGCTGTTAAAGCCAGGTCGTGAGTTGATGAGCCTGTTTTCTGGTGGCCGGATACTGGTGGAAACTCAACCACAGAACATGGCCAGGCTGGCGACCGGGCGGGTTCCTGATGCCCGACAGCCTCTGGCAGAAGATAGGACGCTGGAACCATTCTTCACTGATGAGCGAGTGATCCGTGCTGCTGGTGGTCTGCCCGGTCTGGAGTACTGGCTGGAGCGCAACATTAGCGAATGCCAGTACCCGCACTCGACTTACCACCACCACGAACTGGTGGTCATGCGCCACCCGCCAGGTTCGATGGTGCTTTGCTGGCACTGCGAGAACCAGTTACGGGAGCAGACTACCGAACTGCTGGAGTCGATAGCCCGGCGAAACGTTATCAACTGGATTATCGACACTGCTCTGGCTGGCCTGCGGTTCAATCGTGAGCGTGAATTGTCGATAGCCGAATTGTGCTGGTGGGCGGTCTATGTCGGTGTGGCAGAGGCCATCCCTGAGGATATGGCGACACAGGCGCTGATGCTGCCCGTTGAGCCGATCCCCACGGTGTACAAAGAGGCCGATATTGTGCCGACGGTTCCATCCACCAGCATTCTGCAGAAGAAAGTGAAGCCCACGCAGTTAAGTCAGCCTGCTGTCGAGCAGCAGCCCGTGGTTCTGGCACTGCGTGCGGATCCAGAATCACCGGAATCATTCATGCTGCGGCCCAAGCGTCGGCGATGGGAAAACGCCACATACACACGCTGGGTCAAAACCCAGCCGTGCGAATGTTGCCGCCGTCCGGCAGACGACCCGCATCATATTATCGGTCATGGGATGGGCGGCACCGCCACCAAAGCCCACGACCTGTTCGTGTTCCCTCTGTGCAGAGAGTGTCACGACAAATTGCACGCCGATGTAGCGGCGTTCGAGCAGAAACATGGTACGCAGCTGGAGCTGCTGTTTCGTTTTCTGGATCGGGCGCTGGCGATCGGCCTAATCGTTAAAGCGTAAGTGTATGGAGATGAGCAATGCGTGATATGCAGAAAGTTTTAGATTTATGGGGGGCCTGGGCGGCGAGCGACTCGTGCAATGTCGACTATTCGCCAATAGCAGCCGGTTTTAAAGGACTTCTGCCGCAGACAGGTAAAACCCGGATTGCATGTACAGATGACGACGGCTTGGTCATCGAAGGGTGCATGGCGCGATTGCACAGGAAGCGGCCGTATGATTACTTTCTGTTGATCGAACACTATATCTACAGAGTATCGAAGCGACAGATGGCCAAGCAAAGGAAGAAAAGCGAGAAGCAGATTCGTATCGAAATGTTGATGGCGGAAGGATTTATCGACGGCTGCTTATCGATGCTGGATATTCCCATGGAAATGGACTCGGTGGTTTTGATCGATAACTCACAAAAAAACCTCTAGTGCGGTCCGCACTTTTTAGTTTAATGTGTTAAGAGTGGTCACTTTGACACGGACTTAATACGCTTTTTAAACCTCGCCACGGCGGGTTTTTTTTGATCTTGGTCTCATGCATTTCACTCGCTGGACAATAATTCGCACAGTCATATTGCAATCGCTGCGCTCAGAAGTAGGATGTATCTGATTGCAACTGTTTGGAAATAAAAATGAAAAAAGTGCTTCTGGTTGTTGGGATTATTGTTCTGGCAGGGTGTTCTGTGAAAAAGCAGATGACTGCCATTGGTGGCAGTAAGTCAGATGGAACAGTGCGTGTGGGATACTCATACGGACAATTCGAAAAGCCTGTTGTGGATCTTCAGCAGGGTACGCAGCTTGCGGCGCAGAAGTGTCAAGTATGGGGATATAATGGCGCAGAGCCCTTTGGCGGACAGCAGAATCAGTGTTCACAGACTGACATGTATGGCGGGTGTGTCGTAACCAATGTTTCTGTTGAGTATCAATGCACGGGCGGCAAAGCTGCTCAAAATTAATTAGAGTGGTAAGTAAAACCTCGCTTTAGCGGGGTTTTTTATTGCCTGCAATTTACACCAGCGCAATTCTCGAGCAGTCAGCCACTAATACCTATCTTCATCTTGCTGCGGCCCCGAACCAGAGTTATCTGTATGCCATCGGTAACTGAGTGGAAAATGACCATGTTAAAACAGCAAGATATGACATACACCGCAAATATTCTTTACTGCTGCCTTAGTAATAAAAACTGGAAGTCACTTGAGTATCTGGCTGGGCTTATGCAGATCAGCATAGGTCGCTGTCAGCTGATACTGACGCAGTTGGTGATGGCCGGGCTTGCGGCAGAAGATGAGAGTGGAGAGAATTTTAAACGCCGCCAGTAACTGGTGGATTTTAGCTGTGAAATGGGCGGCTGGTGGGTGTTGGATGCATCCACCAGCCATTCGTCCATGCTAGAGGTCACAGGCGAACCATGGCCCACTGCTTAACGTTAAAGCAGTGTGAGCTTAGTTGATGGATGCCTATTGATCTATGAATTGTACTGTAAATTTATCCAGCCCTCTGCTGGTCAACGCTGATTCCCTTCAATTCATCAAAACGCTGCCTGACGACAGCATCGACCTGATATGTACCGATCCGCCATATTTCAAAGTAAAGCCGCACGGCTGGGATAACCAGTGGGGCGGTGATGCTGATTACCTAAACTGGCTGGACTGTTACCTTTCGGAGTTTTGGCGGGTATTGAAGCCAGCTGGAAGCCTGTACTTGTTCTGTGGCCACCGACTGGCATCAAATATCGAGATCATGATGCGCAGGCGCTTCGACGTTCTCAACCATATCGTCTGGGCAAAGCCATCGGGCCGCTGGAATGGCTGCTGCAAAGCTGATTTGCGCACGTATTTCCCTGCGACAGAGCGGATCCTGTTTGCCGGGCATTATCAGGGGCCGTATCGAGGTAAAAGCGACGGGTATACTGAGAAATGCAGCGACCTTAAGCAGCACATCATGACGCCGCTTATCGACTATTTCCGCGATGCGCGGGATGCCCTGGGCGTGACGTCAAAACAGATCGCCGATGCGACCGGGAAAAAGAACATGGTTTCGCACTGGTTCAGCGCCAGCCAGTGGCAACTGCCCAACGAGAATGTCTACCTTCAGCTGCAGGCGCTGTTTGATCGCATAGCAGCAGAAAAGCACGTGGCGCACCTGCTTGGCGAACCACACCACCAGCTGGTGGAAAAATACCGTTTTCTAAACCGGACCTACGGCGAGCTGATGCAGGAGTACAAATCGCTGCGGCGCTATTTCACGGTGTCAGTTGATGTGTCGTACACCGACGTCTGGACGCATAAACCTGTGCAGTTTTACCCAGGCAAACATCCATGCGAAAAGCCCGCCGATATGCTGGAGCAAATCATCAGCGCCAGCAGCAGACCTGGTGATGTGGTGGCTGATTTCTTCATGGGATCGGGGGCGACGGTAAAGGCGGCTCTACGGAAGGGGCGTAAGGTCATCGGCGTTGAGCTAGAAACCGAACGGTTTATCCAGACGATTAACGAAATTGGGCCGACTGCTGACAGTTAACGGCTCACAACATGAGCCGAATAATTAGAGTATTCGGCTCAAACCCTCAAGCCTCGGCATCCGCCGGGGTTTTCTTTTATATGGAGTTTGTATGTCCTTTAAATTCGGTCTTAACCAGCTGGTAGAGATTGCCGTCAGTGGTGAGTTTGGTGCTGTCAAATCGCGCGCAGAGTACGCCAATGGCTCAGAGAACGGGTATTACGTTCACTACAAAGCAGGCGATGGCCGTGCGGTGACGCAGTGGTTTGATGAAAGTGATCTGGTCATGGTTGAAGCGGAAGAAGCTCCGGGGCAGCCAGTCTACGGTGTGACTGAATTGCCAAAAGGCGCTGTCGCTCAGTAAGCGTGTTTACCATGCGTCCTGCGGGGCGCATGAATAAAAACGTTGATAAGACTCAGTTAAAAGGTATCCGCAATGAAAAAAGTCTCAATTATCGTATTGTCGGCGCTGCTGGCCTGTTCACTTTCAGCATGTACATCTGACTCCCTGAAAGGAGAGCATAAAAGCGAGCGCCAGGCGCTGAGCGCAAAACAAAAGGCCGATCGTCAGGAAGAGCGCGCAGAAAAAGAGCTGGCGGTGTCGACTGCAGCAACAGTTGCAGCAACGGCAAACCTGGCCGCCAAAAAGAAGGCACAGCAGCAGGCTGATGCCGACTTGCAGCAAATCATCTGTCCGCAGCAACCTGAGGTTGCCGAATAAGCGAAGCAAAGTTGCAAGACAATTGCTGAGGCATTATCACAGGCATTCACTGAGGGCCTGTGATAATGTCTGGATAGATTTTCTACATGTGGAAATGTTTATGCAGCAAGTAATGCTTTTTGGCGAAGGATGGAATGGCGAGGTGCGCGATATTGAAGACGGCCTTCGCGAATTCAGTTACATCCCAAATCTGCAAGATCCTCGTTTGCGCGAGGTTTTATTTATTATTAATAATTACATTTCAGATAATGGAGAGATGTATCTGATTGGTTATCATGGACGAGAACCATTAATGCCAGATGTTGAAGAAGCTATTCTACGATTTCATCCTAACCCAATTTGATAGTTGATCTTTTAGAGCATTATTGACAAGCCTCGCTTTAAGCGGGGCTTTTTATTGGAGTTTTTATGCAGGTTACTATTGATGGGGTGCAGTATGCGCCTGCGCGCGGTTCTTCAGGCAGGGTCGGCATTGCTATATCCACCCATAACAGGGCGAAGGTATTAAAGAGCACGCTTGAGCAGCACATGAAGCATTTGCCAGCCGGTGCGCTGGTGGTCGTCATTGATGACGGTTCAAAGCCCGCGGCTGTTGCCCTTGATGGCGTGCAGTTGGTACGGCACGATCAGCCGTTGGGTATTGTGGCCGCGAAGAACGCCAGCCTGCTGGCCCTTATGGATGCGGGTTGTGAGCATTTATTCTTGTGGGACGATGATGCCTGGCCGGTTGCAGATAGCTGGCACCTGCCGTACATCGAGTCGCCTGAGCCGCATCTTGCGTATCAGTTTCTCGATCTGGCTGGCCCGAAAAAGCTGAAAGACATGACTGTACTGCACCAGGATGAACAGCATATTGCTTACACCGGGCAGCGTGGTGTCATGTTGTACTACCACCGCAGCGTGATTGAAAAAGTCGGCGGCTTCGATCCGGTATATGGGCGCGGCATGTATGAGCATGGCGACCTGGCATTACGGATCAATAATGCTGGGTTGACGACGTGGGCTTTTGCCGACGTGGTTGGCTCGGAGCGTCTTATTTATTCCCTCGATGAACATGAAGCGGTGGAACGATCGGTATCACAGCCTGATCGTGCGCAGCTGGTGAGACGTAATGCAGGCATTTACAGTGGGCGACGTGATTCGGGCTACACCGGATTTGTTGATTACCGGCCCTGTAAAAATCTCGTTCTGACAACACTGCTGACCAGTCGACCGGACCCGCAGCGCGGGGTGCGCATGAAGGCTGATGCCTCAATGCTTTCCTCCTGGGCCACCTCAGTCAAAGGGGCTGATGCTGTGGTGCTGGCCGATGAGCTGAAAGTGGTGCCAACCGGCGCGCGTCTGGTGACTGTCGACGATGTGGACATGAATCCATATTTTCGGCGCTGGCTGCATATCTATCATTTCCTGCGCGATCACCCTGAATACACGCGTGTCTGGTGTACTGATGGCACCGATGTAGAGATGCTCCACCAGCCGTGGCAGGGCATGGTACAGGGAAAGCTTTATGTTGGTTCAGAACCGACGCTCTATGCCGACCCGTGGGCCCGCAAATCTCATCCGGAGGCGCTCTATGATGGCTTCATTGATCAGCACAGCCATGAAGTGATGCTTAACGCCGGATTACTCGGTGGGAGTCGCGAGGATGTGATGGCGTTTGCCCATGGCATTGTCAGGTTGTATTACCTCATCGAAAGCTGGCGATTCTGGAAGATAGAGAAGGGCGGTAATGCCGTCGGCGATATGATGGCGTTTGGCATTGTGGCGAAGTCGTTTGGCGATCGTATCCAGACCGGGCCGCAGGTGCATACGGTGTTCAAATCCAATGGTATCGGAAAGGAGCTGGCATGGTGGCGTCACAAATAGCATTTGGGGGACATCATCATGGGAAGAAAAGCTCCCAACAAACCACCTGGTAACGAAAGTTCGAGACCTTTACCGCCACCTTTACCGCCACCGCCACCGCCGCCTCAACGATTAAAGCGTTGCTGTTGCTGTACGGGTTGCGGTTATCAGCCTGATCCTCCGGTCGGTGAAATAAATCCGCCGCCACTTAAACCATGATGAGTTGTTTATGAATGATATTAAATTCGTGGTAGTCGCGCACCATGGCAGGTGCGAGCAGGCAGAGGCACTGGCTGAACGGCTGGGAGCACATCTGCTGCTGGATGACAGCAACCACGGCGCGAACTGGAATCACCGTCGGGCAATGGAGTGGGCTGCAGAGCAGGAAGAACGTGTGGTTGTGCTGGAAGATGATGCTCAACCCGTTGATGGATTCGGGCAACTTGCCGCCGCCTGGCTTGAACGCTTCCCTGATTCGCTGGTGAGCTTCTATCTCGGAACAGGCCGCCCGCCGCAGTACCAGGTAAAGATAGCTGAGAAGCTTATCGCTGCTGACAAAATTCATGCCGACCACATCACACTACCACGCCTAATTCACGGCGTTTGCTACAGCGTGCCGCCCGAACATCTGGCGAACGTGCTGAAGCGATGGGAGAGCCATAAAGCGGCTGACTATGCGGTCGGTGATGCCTGGGGTGGCGTGGTCGTCTATCCCTGCTGGTCGCTGGTCGACCATCATGACGGCCTGTCGGTCGAGCGACCATGGAACAATGCCCTGCGGCGCGAGCGGCGGCAGGCATGGCGCCTGCATCGGGGCGAAACAGCGATCCCCTCCTGAATTTTCAAAGGTACTCCCGGCGGGGGCGGATCACCACGGGGCGCTAACATCGCGGGGAACGGCTAGTTTTTCGCATTTCATCGGCATCATCATCATGTGCTTAACTGATTGATTATAATGAGGTCACGTTTTCAATGATGATGATTTGCCTATTTTGTGTTCACCATCATGGATAATGAGCTCAGGAATTTTCGCCTCAACATAAACCAGCTGGCCGCGATGACAGATCTGCATCGTCAGACCATCGCGAGCAGGCTGAGTACCGTGCCGCTGGCACCCGGCAGTAACCCAAAATTAAAGCTCTATTCGGTTCTCGACATTCTGACCGTATTGCTCACCCGCACCGCTGACACGGAACAAATCGAAATCGATAAGCTGCAACCGCAGGACCGTAAAGCCTGGTTCCAGTCTGAGCGCGAGCGGCTCAAGTTTGAGCAGGAAACTTCTCAGCTCATTTCATCGAGTGACGTGTCACGCGAGTTTTCCTCAATTGCAAAAGCTGTCGTCCAGGTGCTGGAGACGCTCCCGGATATTCTGGAGCGAGACTGCGGCCTGCAGCCAGCGGCGGTCGCCCGTGTACAGTCTGTCATTGATGATCTGCGGGACCAGATGGCCCAGCGCGTTTTTGATGCGGATTCAGCTGAAGAAGGGGAGGAAGAGCCGCAGGAGGAATAATGCTTAATCAGGCAACGGCGAAGGGGGCGAGAAAAAACATCTCGGAAATAATCCGCGCGCCGCGCCGGATGTTGATGGCTGATGCCGTTAAGCAGTTCATGCGTGTCCCTATGGGGGCTGGTAACTCAGTGCCATGGGATCCGCTCGTAGCCCCGTATGTTATTGAGCCGATGAACTGTCTTGCCTCGCGTGAGTACGACGCGGTGGTGTTTATCGGTCCGGCCCGAACAGGTAAAACAATCGGCCTAATTGATGGATGGGTGGTCTATAACATCGTCTGTGATCCGTCCGATATGCTGGTTATCCAGGTGTCCGAAGAGAAGGCGCGCGAACACTCAAAAAAACGTCTGGCCCGAACATTTCGCGTCAGCGAGGAAGTGGCGAAGCGACTTAGTCCGAACCGAAACGACAACAACGTTTACGACCGGACATTTCTCGCCGGGAACTACCTGAAGCTGGGCTGGCCATCAGTCAACATCATGTCGTCGTCAGACTACAAATGTGTGGCGCTGACCGACTACGATCGCTTTGATGAAGATATTGACGGGGAAGGTGATGCCTTCTCACTGGCGTCAAAGCGTACCACCACCTTTATGTCAGCCGGTATGACGCTGGTGGAGACTTCACCCGGGCGTGATATTACGGACGTCAAATGGCGCCGCCGTTCTTTGCATGAAGCGCCACCCTGCACAGGTGGTATGTCGCTCTATAACCGTGGCGATCGCCGCCGCTGGTACTGGCCGTGCCCGCATTGTGGTGAATATTTCCAGCCGATTGGTGATGCTGTCGCGGGCTACCGCGATATTGAGGATCCTGTGCTGGCTAGCGAAGCGGCCTTTATTGAATGCCCCCATTGTGCTGGCAGGATAGAAGGTACTCAAAAGCGTGAGCTCAACGGGCGCGGGGTCTGGCTGCGCGATGGCGAAACCATCAGCAAAGACGGCGCTCGGGGTGGTGAACCGCGCCGTTCCCGCATAGCCAGTTTCTGGATGGAAGGCCCGGCAGCTGCGTACCAGACGCTCACGCAGATGGTTTATAAGCTGCTGACGGCGGAGCAGGACTACGAAACTACCGGCAGTGAAGAGACCCTGAAGACGGTGATCAATACCGACTGGGGCCAGCCCTATCTGCCACGTTCTGCGATGGATCAGCGCCGTGGCGATGAGCTGATGGCACGCGCTGAAGTGATGGAGAAGCGTTTTGTACCTCCGCAGGTGCGTTTAATCGTGGCATCTGTGGACGTGCAGGCGGGCAAAAAGCGCCGCTTTGTCGTGCAGATTGTTGGTTATGGTCAGCACGGTGAGCGCTGGGTGATTGACCGTTACAACATCCGCACCTCACTGCGCTGCAATGCTGATGGTGAGGCACTGCCAGTTGACCCCGGCGGATATATTGAAGACTGGGATCTGCTGATCACTGATGTGCTCAACAAAGAGTACCGTCTGATGGGGGACCCGGCTCGTACGATGCCAGTAATGTGCATGGGGGTGGACAGCGGCGGCGAAGATGGCGTGACGGATAACGCCTATAAATTCTGGCGGCAGTGCCGCAAAGACGGATTGGGCAAGCGCGTTTATCTGTTCAAAGGTGACAGTACCGCACGTAAAAAACTGGTCACTCGTACCTACCCGGACAACACCAACCGCTCAGACCGTAAGGCGGGTTCGCGTGGCGACGTCCCTCTCTATTTCCTCCAGACTGACCAGTTGAAAGACCGGATCCATAACGCGTTGCGCCGCGAAGAACCCGGACCAAACTACATTCATTTCCCGGACTGGCTGGGCGAGTGGTTCTACGACGAACTCACCTACGAGGAGCGTGGGCCAGACGGCAAGTGGAAAAAACCAGGCAAAGGTGCGAACGAAGCGCTCGACCTGATGTGCTACTGCCATGCGCTGGTGATCCTGCGCGGCTACGAGCGAATCAAAGACTGGAGCAACCCACCAGCCTGGGCCAGACCGCAGACCCTGAGTAAAACGGCGACCGCAGCCATTTCCGAAACCAATCAACCAACACACAGTGCTGCTGATGAAAAACCAGCATCGCCGCCACCGGCTGCGCCAAAGCCTGTGAAGAAGGTCAAAACATTCTGAGGACGCTATGCGCATTACGGAAATAAAACTCATGCGGGACCGGTCGGAGAAAGCCTATCTCGACGCGCTGGAGGCAAAGAACCTCAGTATGAACGGGCGCAACCTGACCCGACAGGATATCGCTCAGCTTAAACAGCAGTTTGATTACTGGGATCGCCGGTACCGGAAAGCCCGTTCAAAAGGCAAGGGCCAACCTTATTCACTCGTTAACTTCACGGGGCGCTGATGGGACTGTATACAAAATTTCTCGGCGTTGTAGCTCCGCAGCGAGCGCTCCGACGGATGGCGGCTCAGGATCGGATAAAGGCGTATGAAGCGGCGCACCCGTCACGAACACATGCAGCCAGACGCGAGCGACACAGCGCCAACACGGCGGTGTTTGCTGCGGGGGCATCCTTGCGGGAGCAGGCGCGCTGGCTCGATGAAAACCACGATCTGGCGTCGGGCATGCTTGATAAGCTGGAAGAGCGCGTGGTTGGCGCGCGTGGGATCCAGATAGAGCCGCATCCGCTTAATGTACAGGGCGAGGTTCATGAAGCCTTCGCTGCGCAGCTGTCTGCGGCATGGGAGCTGTGGGCACAGTCACCGGAAGTCACCGGCATGTTCAGCCTGGCTGAAGCCCAGCGTCTGATGCTGCGCAGCGCGCTACGTGACGGTGAAGTGTTCACGCAGCTGGTGCGCGGCCCGGTGAAGGGCATTGAGTACACCACACCCATCCAGTTTGCCTTTGAAATGCTGGAGGCCGACTTTGTGCCGCTGAATCTCTCCGGTGCGAACAATGGCCTGACAACCATTCAGGGTATCAACATCAACGCCTGGGGCCGCCCGCTGTCCTACAACGTTTATCTGGCTCACCCGCAGAGCGGACTGGGAACTACCCGCACTAAGGTCATCGGCAAAGAAAACATGCTGCACCTGGCAATGCGCAAGCGTCTGCACCAGCTACGTGGCATAACCATTTTCGCCAACGTCATCCAGCGTCTTGCTGATCTTAAAGATTACGAAGATTCAGAACGTGTGGCTGCACGTATCGCTGCGATGCTCGGTTTCTGGATCAAGCGTGGCGACGGTTCGGTATATGAAGACGGCAGCGACTGGAAGAGTCCGGAGGACAAGTACCGCAGCCTTGATATGTCGGCGGGCATGATTTACGACGATCTGGCCCCTGGTGAAGAGCTGGAGATGCTGGAGTCCAACCGTCCCAATTCCAATATGGCGGAGTTTCGCAACGGGCAGCTCCGCGCCGCTGCCGCTGGTACGCGTACCGGTTATTCATCAATCTCCCGCGACTACAACGGTACCTATTCCTCCCAGCGTCAGGAGCTGGTGGAGAGCTTTGAAGGCTACGCGGTGCTACAGGACTGGTTTGTTTCCCGCACCGTCCGTCCGATGTACCGCGAGTGGCTGCGCATGTATCTGCTGAGCGGCGTTGATATTCCTGACGATCTGGATATGGCCACGCTTTATAACGCGACCTATATGGCTCCGGTTATGCCGTGGATTGACCCGGTGAAAGAGGGCATAGCCTGGAAGACGCAGATCCGAGGTGGTGCGGCGACCGAAGCTGAATGGGTGAGGGCGCGCGGAGGCAGTCCACGCAATACCAAGCTGCAGCGTCAGCGCGAAGTCAAATTCAACCAAGAGCATGGGCTGGTCTTTGATACCGATCCGGCTAACGACAAAGGAACGACAACCAATGAGCAAACACCAGGTGCTGGTGGTTCCAACGGCCAGCAGTCAAATCAGGGCGATGAATAATCGCTGGTACGAGATTCAGGCGGCAGCCAATGGCTCTCCCGGTGAAATCCATCTGTACGATCAGATTGGTGGCTGGGGCATCTCAGCCAGCCGCTTTCTAAGAGAGGTCAGCGAAGCTGGCCTTTTTAATGCGTCGCAGGTGGACATTCGTATTCACTCACCCGGCGGCAGCGTGCTGGATGGCTTTGCCATCTACAACACCCTGAAGCGGCTGACCGGAACCGTCAATATCTTCATCGACGGGCTGGCGGCCTCAATGGCATCAGTGATCGCCATGCTCCCCGGCGCCACAGTTCATATGCCCTCGAACGCGTTCATGATGGTCCACAACCCGTATGGCGGGCTGGTGGGCGACGCGAACGAAATGCGCGATTACGCCGACCTCCTCGATAAAAACTCTGCGGTCATGGTTGATGCCTATACACAGAAAACCGGGTTATCCCGCGAGGACGTCGAATCGCTTATGAAGGAAGAAACCTGGATGACTGGCGCGGAAGCGGTGGAAAAAGGTTTTGCTGATGTGTTGCTGCCTGAAATGCAGATGGCTGCATGTATTAATGATAATGTAACGAAGGAGTTTACCAGGATGCCAAAGGCAGCCCAGAAGTTTTTCGCCCCACACGCTAACGCTAACCAGCCGCAGCAACCACCGGCTCAAACGCCTGTCGCACAGCAACCACCGGCAGTACCACAGCAGCCCGCCGCTGAACCTATCGATATCAACGCGCTGGCGGTCCAGATGCGCCAGCAGATGCAGGTTCAGGAAACGGAACGCCGCGCGGCGGTCAACGCGGTATTTACCGCCTTTGCAAATCACCCCGGAGTGACTGAGCTGCAGGCTTCCTGTGTTACCGATCAGTTCTGCACCGCAGCCGACGCACAGCAGAAGCTGCTGGCGAAACTGGCGGAAGGCACCACGCCGGGCGCAAATGGTTATGTTCACATCCATGCGGGCAACGGCAATATCATCGGCGACTCTGTTCGCAACGTTGTGATGGTGCGTGCCGGGTTCGGCGAGCGTCAGGCCGATAACCAGTTTAACGGCATGAGCCTGATGGAGCTGGCTCGTGCCTCCCTGACCGGGCGCAGTATCGGCGTCTCCGGTCTGGATCGCATGGGGATTGTCGGCATGGCGTTTACCCACAGCAGTAGCGACTTCTCCCACATCCTGATGGATGCGGCGACAAAGTCAGCGCTGGCGGGCTGGGATGATAATGAAGAAACCTTCGACAAATGGACCCGCACGGGCGAGCTGCCTGACTTCAAACCGGGTAACCGTGTCGGTCTGGAGGCATTCCCGAGCCTGCGTCAGGTGCGTCCGGGGGCTGAGTACAAATACGCCACCCTGAGCGACACCGGGGCAGTGATCCGCCTGGCGACTTACGGCGAGCTGTTCAGCATCGACCGCCAGGCCATAATCAATGATGATATGTCCTTCATCACTCGCATCCCGGCTTCCATGGGCCGTGCGGCGAAAGCGACCATCGGCGATCTGGTCTACGCGACCGTGACGGGTAATCCGTCCTTCAATGGTGAGCCACTGTTCAGCGAAGACCGTAATAACTTCATCGCTGGCGATCTGAACGTCGACAATCTGGCTGCGGCCCGCTCACAGATGAAACGCCAGAAATCGGGTGACCGCACGCTGAATATTTCTCCGGCGTTCCTGCTGGTGCCGACGATGCTGGAAGCCTATGCGGATCAGATCCTGCACTCCACCTCGGTACCCGGTGCGGAATACAACTCTGGCATTAAAAACCCGGTGCTGAACATGGCCGAGATTATTGCCGAGCCGCGTCTGGATGAGGCAAGCGAAGAGGACTGGTATCTCACTGCCCGTAAAGGTTCGGACACCATTGAGGTGGCGTATCTGGATGGAAATGCGGCACCAACCGTTGAAAGTACCTCTGGCTTCACCGTCGACGGCGTGACCATGAAAGTGCGCATCGATGCCGGTGTGGCACCGATGGATTATCGCGGCATGCTGAAATCTGCGGGTGCATCTTCCTGATCCCTTTTTGAACGTAAACCCAGGCACCTCAGCGAGGTGCCTTTTTCATAGCGAGTAAACGCAATGGCTAAAAATTATGTAGAAGACGGCAATACCATGGACTGGTCCAACGGCACCGGGGCGGATGTGGCTTCCGGTGATCCGGTTGTGGTCGGCGCGCTGATTGGCGTGGCCCACGGTGATATTGCCAATGGTGAAGACGGTGTACTGCACATGAGCGGCGTGCTGCAACTCCCCAAAGACGAAGCTGAAACCTGGTCTGCTGGCGCTGCGCTTTATTTTGACGATGCCAGCGGCAATGTGACGGCGACCGAAGCCACCATTGTGGCCGGAACCGCCTGGGCGGATGCCGAAACGGGTGATGCTGACGCGCCGGTGCGCCTGGGTTACTGATGAGCGACTTCAATGCGCTGATGGCAGCGGCGGATGACGTCCTGATCTCCACCTTCAATGTCGACGGCTGCGTTGAGTTGTGGCCGGGTGATGCCCGTTCGCAGAAGATTGAAGGGGTGTTTGATAACCCCTTTCTGCTGACGGGCATCCCTGACGGTGGACAGATACAGGGATCTGATCCGTCCTTCACTGCTCACGACCGCGACATCATCGGCCTTGAGAAAAAGGATCCGGTGCTTATCGTGGATGTGACCTGGTATGTGAAATCGCTGCAGCCGGATGGCTCCGGTGTAACCCGGGTGTTTCTCTCGAAGTACCAAAAGTCCGATATGGACTTCCCCAGTGGCAGATTATGAGCGGATTTTACATTGACACAGTTGCGCTGCGTTCAGTGAAGGCGGCGCTCGGGGCCAGTGAATCGCAGATGGTTGCAGCGTTTCATAAGGCGCTCAGGCAAACCGTCAACCGACTTTATAAAGAATCGGTCGTGATGATGTTCAGTGAAACCGGGGCTAAAAATCGGAAGGTCGTGCAGCGTCGTATCCGGCAGAGCACGAAGAAAGTTTCCGGTAATCAGCCCGGTACCGGGAAGGTGTGGTTCGGTCTGAATGATATGCCTGTCAGTACGCTGAAAGGGCGCATCAAAAACCCACGACCGTTGCGGCGCCAGCGTGATGCGAAAGGGCGGTTTATTACCGCGAAAGGCTCGCGCGGTGCCACGTTCACACCGAAATCTGCCCAGCTCACGCCCGTTACCTTCCTTAATTCCTTTGGCGCCACCGTTCGCGGGAAGCGTTCCATCTGGATCCGGCAGGATAACGGGCACGTCACTGAGGCGCGGATCGCCGTTTATAACCCGATGGTATCTGCAGTACAGAGCGACCTTTTCAGTCACGCCAGCGAAACACTGATGGACTATTTCACGAAGGATCTGCGCGGGCGAGTGGCAGGCAATGTGTAAGGTGAAAGCCTATGAATGGCGTTGAATGGCTTGATGATTATCAGGATGCTGTTGTTGCTGAACTCGCGAAAATCCCGTGGGCCGTAACAACGGGTGTTTATCCGGATATTGGTAGTGACTTTCCGACACCGGCCATCTTTTTTGATGTTGCGCGCTGGGAGCGGGCCGATCGGGAGCTTGGTGGCAACGTTACACTGTCCCTGACGTGTCACTTTTATATCCTGCGGCATTTTGTGGCCGCTCAGGGTGAGGATGAAGAACTGCGCGGCAGCACTGAGACGCGGGTGCGAAACGCGGCGCTCAAGATGTCGGATTGGGTCGAAGGGCGGCAGTTTGGCACAGGCACTTCACCGGCTGTGATGGAATCAGCCGAGCCTATGACCTGGGAGAACACGGAAGGCGGTGCAGATCACGCTATCTGGAGCGTCTCGTTTACCCAGTTGCTGGCCGTCGGGCGGGATCCTTTTGAGGAACCCGATTTACCGAGGCTGAAAGAGTTCTGGCTCGGTGTCTTCCCGGATATAGGGCCAGAACATAAAGAGGATTACACCTTGCTGGCGAAATCAGGAGGCGATTAATGGCGACATACCGCGGTTGTTCGCTATTCCTGAATAGCTTCAAACTCTCTGACAGCGTGGCCTATACCCCGCCTGAAATCGGCGTAGAACGCGCCTGGTACAAAGCCGGGGCCATGACGACGCCAGTGGGCGTTGACCGGGGCATTAAGCCCATGACCGCCCATTACAAGATAGCGGGCATGGATCCCACGGCGTTTCTTTTTCTGGGGCTGGTACCGGGTTTTCGTGCGCGCCTTACTGTGCGCCGGGTTTACCGTCTGGGTGATGTCACCCTGTTTTTGCACGATGAGCTCGAAGGGTTTATCGACACCATACGGACTGATGAGCACGGTAGTGATAGCAAGTTCAACGTTGGACAGGAAATGTCGATGACGGTGAACTACTACCGTCTGTCGGTGGATGGCGTGCAGCCTCTGCTGGAAATCAACCCTGTCATGGGCACGCGCAAGATCCTCGGTGTGGATGCACAGCGCATTCCTGCCAGCATTACGGAGATGTTGATGTGATTATTGACCCGCTGGCAATACTGGAATCACAGCTGCGGCAACAGACAGAAACGCTGGAAAATCAGTTGCCACCACTGCTGATGTGGGGCGATTTTATCTTTCAGCTTTCCACACTTGCCTTCAAAAAGCTGAGCCTGTCCGATGCCTGGACCTGGGCATCACAAGGGCGTATCGGTCGGCAGGACCGTCTGCAATACACGGGTAAGAAAGCCCCGACAATCCGTTTTGACTGTGAGCTCTACGACGATTTTGTTGATACCACCGGCCTCTCCTCGATGATCACCTCTGTTGGTGTCTGGCAGGATGCAAACAATGATCCGGTTGAATGGCTGCGGCGCCAGGCTAACACCCGAACGCCTTTGATGCTGGTAACTGGCTACGGGAGGGTGATGGGCTTTTGGGTCATGACGCAACTGGAGCAGGCGGTGGACGAGTTCCGCGGTGCAGGTGAATTTCGGCATCAGGAGATCACCGTCACCATGCAATTTTTTGGCAGTTCCCTGAGCGGTGTTGATGAGCAGGGTGAAAGTGTGGAACCGCCGACGACAGCCGAAGCGAATGAGGCCGTCAGCAGCATGAACGCCTTTCTGAGCGAGTACAACGATGGCTGACTTTGATACCGCTAATATCTACCAGCGCCTGATGAAGCTGGTGAAATACGGCAATATCCACAGTGTGCAGGCTGACCCGCCGTCGTGCCGGGTGACGTTCGGTACCGATCCGATTTCAGGCCAGGAACACATTAGCGACTGGCTGAACTGGTCGACCCGTTCTGATTCAGAGGTGAACGACTGGAGCATGCCCACCGTCGGTGCGCAGGTGATGGTGTTCAGCCCAGGCGGCGAAACGGATAACGGTCTGGTGTTCCCTGCGGGATTTTCCGGAGACAGGCCGCCACCGGCGACGAAACCGGGCCAGCATGTCACCGCATACAGTGATGGCGCGTCGGTGGTGTATGACACGCAGGCTCATGCGATGGCTGTGAATCTGCCTGCTGGTGGCTCAATTGTTATCGTGACGCCGGGCGGCATGAAAGTGAAGGGTAACGTGGATATAGACGGTGTGCTTACCGCGACGGACGTGAAAGATAAGACCGGCTCCATGCAACAGATGCGGGATACGCATAATCTCCACGACCACAACGAAAATGGCGACGGCGGCGGGGTAACAGATCCACCGAACCAGAAAATGCAGGCAACTATGCCGACCGATGAAGAAGAACCCGACCAGTAAGTCGGGTTTTTTAATGGGGGAATTATGCAGGGAATGAACCGGGAAACCGGGAAGCCGCTCTCGGCGACAGACCATATCAGGCAATCCGTTGATGACATTCTGAGTACGCCGCTCGGCACCAGGGTGATGCTGCCTGAGTATGGCAGCAACCTGATCAGGCTGATTGATCACCCGGCAGATCGTGTAACCGCGATCCGCGTAGTGATGGCGACGGCGGTGGCGATTGCGCGCTGGGAGCCGCGTATTACTATCAACAGCGTCAATGCGTTGAAGGCCGGTGAAGGGGAGATCTCTATCACGATCAGGGCGACGGACACCGAAAACCAACGAGCGGTCGTGCTGGAGAATATTCGCTTATGAACACGATTGATTTAAGCCAGTTGCCACCGCCCCGCATGCTGGAGATGCCTAAATTCAGGGAGCAAAAGGCGAAGCGTCTCGCAGAACTTCAGTCCCTAGCCCCCACTTTTAATGCGCTGGTGGAAAGCGACCCGGCGATGAAACTGCTGGAGATTCTGGTATACCGGGAAATGGTCAACACTGCCCGCTTCAATAGCGGCATTCTTGCGGTATTGCTGGCCTATGCCAAAGGCAGTGATCTCGACCAGCTCGGCGCAAACTATGATGTTGCCCGTAAGGTCAGGAAGCCTGCGGACGATACCACCATTCCACCGACCGAGGCGGTCATGGAGAAGGATGACGCGTTTCGCCTGCGCATCCGGCTCAGTTGGTACGCGCGAAACACCGCCGGGTCAGTGCAGGCGTACGAGTACTTTGCGCTGTCGGCCGATGGCGCAGTGCTTGATGCGAAGGCGTATGGACCGCAAGAGGATGCATCCATTTCCCCCGGGCACGTTGAGGTGTATGTCCTGAACAACGAAGGAGAGGGCGTCCCCGGTCAGGCGCTGCTCGATACCGTCGCCGGCGACCTGAGCGCGGATTTTACCCGTCCTCTGAACGATTACGTCGTGGTGAAGGCGGCAACCATCATTGAGTATGCCGTGACGGCCACCCTGATGACCGGCAGCGGGCCGGATGCGCAGACGGTGCTGGATGCGGCGAAAAAGGCCATGCAGCGCTACGCTGACAGCGTGCACCGGATTGGTGTGCCGATGTCGATTGCCGGGGTCTACCGGGCGCTGAAGCAACCGGGCGTTGAGGATGTGATCCTGGTTGAGCCGCTGGACACAATTGAGGCCGGCACCGGTGAGGCGACGTATTGCACTGCCATCACCCTGACCGCATCCACCGCGTCGGCGCTGGGTGTACGCCCGGAGGGGCTATGACATTTCGCACGCTACTCCCTCCCAATGCCACTCAGCAGGAGCAGGCGCTGGAAATCGTCATGAGCCACGTCGGTGATGTCCTGTTCAATATTCGCGACGTAAAAAACCCTGATAAATGCCCCTTCGACTTGCTGCCCTGGCTGGCGTGGGAGTTTGGCGTCACCTGGTGGGATGATGCGTGGACGGAACAGCAGCAGCGGAGTGTCATTAAAAGTGCGGCGTCGGTCAATAAAAAGCGCGGTACGCCGGGGGCGGTAAAGCAGGCGATGGCGTCCGTTGACCGCCTGATTGATTTAATCGAGTGGTTCAGTGAGTCTCCTCAGGCCGATCCGTACACCTTTCGGGTGGTGGTTCACGGCAACAGCGTCAGCACCGATGAGCTGCAAAAAATTTACAGCCACATTATCGATGCCAAAAATGCGCGCAGTTTTTTAAGCGACATCCGGGTGACCCCGGAAGAAGTTTACGGCACCTGTTATATCGGCGGAGGCATATTCACCCGCCAGTCTGTCACCATAAAAGCGAAGAGACGAGATGAGTGATTTTTATGTGTTAGTGACCGACGCCGGCGCAGAGCTGGAAGCTGCGGCGCATGCTGCCGGGGTATCGGTCGGGCTGTCAGAGTTTGGCGTGTGCGACGGCGGCGTTGATTTTATCCCGGATCCGACCCTGACCGCCTTTGCAAACGAGGTGTACCATGGGCCCATTAGTTCGCTGAAGGTCAACGCCGATGACCCGGCGGAGATTGTCGCCCAGTGCATTATCCCGGCGGACAGCGGAGGATACACCATCCGCGGTGTTGCGATTTATGCCTCAGACGGGACGCTGTATGCGGTCGGCAACTATGCCGCCCAGGATAAACCCTCTCCGGACAGCGGCTTTGCGGTATCGCTTGAAATCCTGGTGATGCTGGCGCTGTCCGCCACCACGGACGTGACGCTGGAGGTGACGGATACCGCGTATCTGACCGAAGCGCAGGCCAACACGCTATATCTGCGGCAGGATAAACATCTGGACGAAATAGCCGCTGAAGGTTCGGAGGCGCAGCAGGAGGCTCGGGGTAACCTTGCCCTTGGAACCGTCGCAACATACGACATCACCACCAGTAATAAAGACCTCACACCTGGCCGCGTAATGAAGGTCGGCGACTACGGCCTTGGGGTTGCCAATGGCTCCGCACCTTACTTAAACAGCATCTACGATATTAAGTGCAGCGGCGAATATAATGCGTTAGGCGACGGAACAAGCACACCAACAACTGGAGTTCCATCTGGATCGGGCAATACCCGTTTTGCTGTTTCTGCGGGAAATATATATCCCAATCAGTATCTGGTTACGTTGACAGGTAATGTCCATTTTTATGTTGGTGTTGTTGACACTGAGAATAAAACGTCAACGTGGTCAACGTTCTATAACACGTTAAATAAACCTTCAGCAAATGATGTTGGCGCAATTCCTGCGGCAATAGTCGGTAGTATTTCTAACAATGGGAGCATGGCTAACGCTAAAATAAATGGATGGTGGCAGGTTTCCGTTTCTGACCCGAAAACCGTTCCGGGTTTCCCTAAATATGCAAACGGAACGTATCTCTACGGATACGGATATATGTTCGTCTGGATACAGGGCAATACATGGTTCCAGCTTTTTTACGGTCATCGTGGCGCGAACGCGACTCGTCAGAACTGGACTGCTGGTCCCGATACAGCAACGGACTGGATTGTTACTTATAACGAAGCTAACCCGCCGCCAGCCACTGATTTGTCGGCTTACATGAAAACCGCTGACGCCAACGCGAGATTCATAACGGGTATTCGAATGGCTAACTACGCTACAAACGGCAGCGAAGGCCTTTCTGATTCCGCCCATCGCGTCATGACTGGGATTTGGGCGTCGAACGGATGGGATAACCCATCAACGCAGTCATCAAGGCAGATTCAATTTCAGATTGCCGGGTCCTGGTATAACGCGGCGTATGTATAAGGACAGTATTTATGAATTTCTTTAATGCTGTGAAAACCGAAAATATCTCTATAGAGATTATCGAGGGTGTAGAGCCATTCCTTGTTGGTGCATCAATCGATGCTGATGGAAATAATTACTATGATTTCCAGAAAACAATCACGGAAAAATATGCGTGCGTGGTGAATACCGGCAGTGGACGTGTCAGATACCTTTCTGAAGATGCCAGCACAATAGCCCCCGGTGCTGGTGAAAGCGTATTTGGCATTGACGATATTCCGGATGATTTTTTTGACTATGACTTCAGCTACTGGGCCTTTAACGCTGGCGAGTTTTCACCCTATCAGTTCACCCCTGCTGAATTAACGGCAATTGCTGACTCTAAGAAATCAAGGCTAATGGCTGTCGCAAGCGCAGCAATTGGACCGCTTCAGGATGCCGATAGGCTGGGTATCGCGACGGATGAAGAGATTGCCCAGCTTCAGGAGCTGATGCGGTACCGAATTGACCTGTACCGCACCAACACCTCCATGACTGCAATTACCTGGCCACCAGTTCCTGCATTCATGGAAGACTTCATGACAACTCCCCATGCAATGCTGACTTTTTAATTTAAGCCGGAGGTTTCTATGTGTTTGTTTGAACGATACCAGCGCCACAGCGGGCCAAATTTCTCCATCAATGCATTGCTTACGCGAATGTCCGCCGTCTGGTTTAGCGGAAAAATCAACGCCGCTCAGAGTGAATGCCTGACCGGTTTTGCTGCAGCATACGTCTTTTATAACAACATCCTCGGCCGTCGCATCCCTGTGAGCTGGCTGGCGTACGTGCTTGCTACTACTTATCACGAAACTGCGGCAACGATGCAGCCGATTGCTGAATACGGCAAAGGTGCTGGCCGTTCTTACGGCGAGCCAGACCCGGAAACAGGGCAAACATATTACGGTCGTGGTTATGTTCAACTGACCTGGGAAGAGAACTACCAGAAGGCTCAGGGCTGCGTGGTTGACCTCAACACCCTGGCGTGTGATGTGCCATTGGTGATGCAGCCTGACCTTGCACTTACGCCGTGGGTGGCAGCGCAGGTGGCAATTGTTGGCATGACAGAAGGCTGGTTCACGGGCAAAAAGCTCAGTGACTACCTGACCGACACCATGACCGACTATGTCAACGCGCGCCGCATCATCAACGGTACCGACAAAGCGCAGACCATCGCGGCCTACGCCATCGAGGTGGAGGATGCGCTGCACCTGGCACATGCTGACGGCATTGCCCGCAGCGTAGTGAGAGACGGCAGCAGCGGCGACGATGTCCGCGAACTCCAGCTGATGTTGGCGCTAAGCCCTGACGGTATCTCCGGCCCTGATACTGTGAATGCGGTCATGTTGTTCCAGGCGGCAAATCTGCTGCAGGTTGATGGCGTTTGCGGAAAGGATACGTGGGCAGCGCTGGATCGGAAGATTTACGGCCTATGAAGCTCCTGATTGTGGTGTCCATGGCGCTGGCGCTCAGCGCGTGCCAGGCAACGATGGTCAGCTATCGTGTCGACGGTCGCGAAACGGTCTGCGCGCCGGTGGTGAGTGTGGAAAGTCTCGGAAACAGTGTAACCGTCACCGATGGTGGTGACTGCAAAGCGAGTAAAAAATGAAGAAAGCAGTATTAACCGGCTTGGTGCTGACGACGTGCGGCGTGATGGCGGCATGTTCCAACATCATCACGTATGTCCGGCACGACGAAAGCAAGGGCAACGTCCAGTGCAGTAATGACAAAGCCCTCAAGCGCGACAGCACCTGTACGGCAACCACCGGCAAACAGTAATCCCCCCAGACCCGCTTCGGCGGGTTTTCTTTTATCCGGAGACAATTATGGATTTACACGGCGCTCGAACGAAAGAGACGGACAACGCAACCAAGCAGATCGCCACCGTCAATATGTCGGTGATCGGCATTGTAGGGACTGCTCCCTGGGCTGAGCGTGGTGCAGTGGCAACGCTCACGACGGGGAGCTCACTCATGAACAACCAGATTACTTTCAGCGCCACCCAGGTCGGTACCGACGGCAATCAGCTGAAGGTGATGGCAACGTCCGGCGAGGCGGATTCCTCCGGTGGTGCGGAAACGGTGGCATTATTTGAAGATGACCTGTTAACGATCATCCTGGGTACTGATGAATCCGGAGCAATCAACGCAACGGCGGAAGATGTGGTTGACGCTGTTGGTGCGCTGGATCCTGAATTGTCAGAGCTCAGCATCACCGCAGCGTTACCGGATGGCACAACCGGCCATGGCGTGATGCTTCCGTTTGGAAAATCCGCTCTTTCCGGCGGACAGAATGAGCCATTTCCGCTGTATACCCCGTCATTGATTTCAGGCAGCCGCAGCGCGGCAAAAAAACTGGGCTATGCAGGCACGCTGTATGCCGATATGTATGACATTCTCAATCAGATCGGTGCACTGGTGGTAGTGGTTCGCGTTCCTGATATTCCGTCAGAAGACCTGCAGCGCGCGGCGATTATTCAGGGGATTGAAAAGCTGAAGCTCGGGCAATCCACGCTCAACTATAACCCGCGCATCCTCATTGCCCCGGAGTGGAGCACCGACGATGGCGTAGGTAAAGCGCTGGAAAGCACCGCGAACCTTTGCCGCGCGGTGACGTATCTGGACTCGCCGTCGATGGCGACCCCGGAAGACGTTGCCCGGCGCGGGCAGATATACGGCGCTCGTGTCGAAATTCTGCGTCCGCGCATCATGGTGACCAGCGATGTGACCGGAAAAACGACCAGCCGCCCGTATTCCGCAGCCGCCGCCGGGCACCGTGTACGTATTGACCACGATTACGGCTACTGGTGGTCGAAGTCCAATCAGGAGGTGTACGGCTTCTACGGGCTGGAGCAGACCGACAGCTTCCTCATCGGGGATGAAACCTGCGTTGCCAACCAGCTCAACCAGGCGAACGTCAGCACCATCGTCATGATCGACTCATACAAGCACTGGGGTAACCGCCTGTGTACTGATGATCCGCAGTACCGCTTTGAGTCGGTGCGCCGCACGATGGACGCCATCGAGGATTCTATCCAGTTGATGGTGACCAAAAGCTACGTTGACCGCCCGATTGATAAAGCCTTTGCCACGTCTATTGTCGGTTCGATTAACAGCTATCTGCGCCAGCAGACCAAAGCAGGCGTGCTGAATGGCGGGCGCTGCTGGCTGGATCCTGACCTCAACACCGCCGAATCGCTGGCGGCGGGCAAGGTGTATATCAACGTGGCGGTCGGGCCGAAATCTCCGGCAGAAGAAATCACCGCGACGTACTCCATCGACAACACCTACACCGTCCAGGAATTCAATCTGGCGGCCTGATAAGGAAGCATCATGAACACAGGTTTTATTTATTCCAAGTCCGGCCTCTGGATCGGCAACAACATCCGTGTGGCTGGAGTGCTGTCGCTTACGCCACCTGCCATCACTGCGACGATCGGCAACTACAAAACCACCTGGATGGACATGGCCACGCCAGTTGATACTGGCATGGAGCCGATGCAGACCGAATTTAAGGTGGGTGCGGATACGGACGTGCTGGCGATGTTTGGCTTTATTCCCGGCAATTCCACGCTGGTGCAGGTTCGCCGCACCTACCGCGACACAGACGGCGCGCTGCATACCTTTGTGGACGAAATGGAAGGCATCATCGGTACCATTACGCCGGATGAAGCAGGCACGGACAGCAAAGAAGGCGTCGGGAACGCCGTCACCATGAACCTCAGTTACTACAAACTGACGGTCGACGGCAAAGAAATCTACGAGATTGACCCAGCGAACATGATCCGCAGTGTGAACGGTGTGAACGTCCTGCAGGACGAGAAAGACGCGCTGCTGATGTAACTCAATCCCAAACCATTTATCTGGCGCCCACGTGGCGCCATTTTCTTTTCTACAGGAGCATTTATGACTTATCCGGCAAATACCACCCTGATCACGTTGTCCCGCCCATTCAAACTGGATGGCGCAGAAGTTGAAACCATTCAGATGCGCGAGCCGACTGTATTCGACAAGCTGGCCTTTGAGAAGAACAAAGGCGCAGCCCTGGAAAAAGAGGTCACGATGATTGCTGGTCTGTGCGGTCTTAATCCAGGCGATCTGTACCAGCTTCCGGCGTATGACTATGAGCAGCTCACCACGGCGTTTAACGATTTTTTGTTGCCACCGGCGGAGCGCTCGAACCTCAGTTTCTGAAGAACCAGCCGGGGATCACATACTGGTGTCGCATCACCTTCACTGAGCAGCTCGGGCTGCCAGTGAGCATCTGGCGGCGCTATCTGAAACAGGCCATTAAGCAGAGCAAAGCCTAATGTCGAAATCCCAGAAGTTTAACGCCTCGATTAATTTCGGGGCGTCGCTCGATCCGTCTATGGCCCGTACGCTGAAGCAGCTGACGCGTGGCATTGACGATATCAGCGATGAGTCAGAGAAGGCTGCAAAAACGCAGACCGCCTGGATGCGGCAGATGAAAGCCGGTTCAGCCAGCACCACATCGCAGATAAAGAACATGGAGCGTGCCACCGAGACGCTCGTCAAAAAGCAGGCTGCACTGGAGAAGCAGATCCGCGATGGCGTGCGGGCGGGGAAGGATGTTTCTGAGCTGGCGAGCGAGTATCAGCGTGTGGCCGCCGGAATCGGGCGCGCGGAGCACGCTCTTTCTCGCCTGAATGCGCAGCAGGAACGCGAAACTAAACTGGCCGATAAACAGCAGCGTAAGCAGGCCCGGAACGAGCGGTATAAAAATGCCTTTCTCTCGCCTGCACAAACAGCCTGGGGCAAAGCCAAAGCCGCGCCGGGCAACATGCTGGAGTCTGGTCTGTCGATGGCTGGTGGGTTGCCATTCGCTGCGGCGAAAGCGGTCATCGGAGCTCCTGTTGCAATCGCCAAAACAGGGATTGCTGCTGGCGCTGGTTTGGTTGGTACCGTTATCGCGATGAACAGGAAGACCGCCGAAGAATATCGGCTGGCAAAGCAGTACGGCATGTCTTACCGGAACTATAAATCCGGCAGCATCCTCGCGGAGCAGGCGGGTCTAAACGGTGAGAATTACGGCGATCTGTCTGAAGAGCTGAGTAACAAACTGGGCGAGCAGGGCAACGAGAAAACGCTGAACCCAATGCTGGCGCAAATCGGTATGAACAAAACGCAGCTGAAAGGGACCAAACAGCAGCAGTTTGATCAGGTCATGCAGGCGATCAGCGTCGCCATTAAGAATAAATCCATGTCCGCCCAGCAGGGCGAATCGCTTGCCGACCAGTTGATGGGCGGTGAGGCCAACAAACTGATGACCTACATCGCGAATACTGGCAAATCCTACAAGGAGGTGATGGATAACGCTGCTCAGCTCAACAATATTTCTGAGGACGAAGCGAGGGCCGCAGTGGAGTCGAGCCAGACGATCAGCAACATCTGGACGTCAGCAGAAACCGCGCTGCAGGGGATTGCTGGTGAACTTGGGGCAGCGTTTGAACCGCAACTGAAAGAGTGGGAACAGCAGGCGACGAAGTGGATCCACAATAACAAACAGCTGATCACCAACGAGATCACCGACTGGGTGAATGGCGGTGGCCCGAAACGTGTTGTCGATGGCCTGGTCAAATTTGGGGATGCTGTTTCTACCGTTGCTGGTTGGATTAGTGCGATCTTGCCTGACAACGATGAAAGAGCTCCAGCGCAGATGGATACGATTCAGGAGGCACGACAGAGGGCACTGGAAAACGAAGCTGAAAGCCGGGGCATATCGACAGCTGGTCTCAGTTATCAGGAGGCGCTTTCTATCGGGCAGAGAGCGGAACAAGACTGGAAAGATGCACATAGCCAGGCCAGGGTGCCGGATAGCGCGACTTTCGACGATAGTACATTCGGTGTGAAGGTGCCTTCGCTGAAGGCTCTGGCGCCGCAGCAGACGAACCATGTAGCTATTGAAGTAAGCACGCTTCCTGGTCAGGATCCCAAAGAGTTTGGTCAGGGGATTTACGATGCCTTCAATAGCGGCATCCCGAAAGCGTCAGGTGCGAGTGGCGGAGGGGAGACTTTCGATCTCCCATCGCTTTAATTTTACTCCTTGGTATTCTGCGGCTTTTCAAATCCAGATATTTTGCAATCGCGCAGAATAACATCCCCTAATGTATACCCATATACAATACAGGTAGCGTGTACAAAGTCGTACTTTGAAATCTGTAATAAATATGGGTCGTCTTTAGATACAACCATATTGACAGAATTAAAATCATCTCTGCCATACAAACTAACAATAGGGGTCTTTCGAATGTCAGTACCTATAGAATATATGCTTCCAGAAATATCTATACGGTTGTTTTCATATTTATCGGCGGCTGCGATTGCGTTACGGTCATAATCTCTGCTTATTTGTAGCGAAGATATCTCTTCTGCTTTTGCAAAGTTCATGAACAGGATTAGCAATGACGTGGAAAATACAGATATTTTAAACATGTCACAAATACCTTTTTGGAGTAAATATGCAATATACAACCAAAAATGGCGAGCGTTTAGACATTATATGCGCCCGGCACTACGCTGCCGTTAACAACACCTTCGAAACCGTGCTTTACGATGTCAACAACTACGATTTGACCTCAGTAGAGGTATTTGATGCGGGCGTCACATTCTCGCTTCCAGTAGTGAAGCCATCAGAGAAAAAAATTGAAAACTCATTGTGGGATTAATATATGACGTACATAGACACTGGCAGCATGCCTTGGCAGCCAAACATCTCGATCATCGTTGAGGGTGATGATATTACGGATTCTGTTCGGGAAAACCTCATCAATCTGACGTTGAAAGACTATGGTGCTGGCTCAAAGCAAAGCGATCAGATCACTTTCTCCGTTGTTTCACCTGACATGAAGTTACCCGCCAAGGGGGTGAAAATTTCAGTCGCGTTAGGCTTCGGGAATACTCTGGTCAATAAAGGGACTTTTGTTGTGGACTCCCGTTCTTCTGGTGGTTCTTCATCGCAGCCCCGCATCATTGAGATTACAGCCAAAGCTTTTTCAAAGACAAACGAGCGTGGCCACGGCACATTGCAGTCACAAAAAACGCGCTCGTTCAATAGTGGCATTACTCTTGGTGATCTGGTGACTACGATCGCCTCTGAATATGGTCTGACTGCGAGGGTCGATTCTACACTGGTCAATCAACAAATCTCGCACATTGACCAGGTTGGCGAAAGCGACATGAACTTGCTGACCCGCATTGCGGCACGGTATGGCGCGGTGAGTAAAGTCACGCATGACTACTGGGTGTTCACACCTCGCGGGTCCGATACTACTGTTAGTGGGAAGCCGCTGCCAATTACAACGATCAGGCCAGATATGTGCAGCGACTGGCGTTATCACGACAACAGTGATCATCCCGATAGCAGCAAATCAGGAAAGGGGACTGTAGTTGTGAGTTACCGTGATATGGCCGACAGCGGCAGAATAAAAACGCTGGCGGTTGGCAGTGGTGAGCCGGTTACTCATTACCCGATCCCACAGAAGGACATCGAGGGAGCCAGAATCATTGCTGGTGGCTGTAGCGCCCAAAGCAAGAAAAAGCTGACAGGAATGACCCTGGTGCTTCCAGCCACACCAGAAATGATGCCGATGACCGCAGAAGGCAAGATAACCACCAGCGGTTTCGGTAGCGTAGAGGACCGAGAGTGGAAAATAGCATCGCTTGATTTTCGGCTTTCTGAACAGGGTTTCACCCTGAGCATTGAGCTTGAATGATGGATACGGCTCGCGTCCTGAATAGAGAAAAAGTGGTTATCAAAACTCAAAATCGATCTAGTAAATTCAGGGGCTGATAGGAGTGGCAAAAATGCGTCTAAAATCTCAATATTGTTTTATATCTCCTTATCTATCAAATAATAAAGTAACCTTCCAATAAATACTGCTGCGCCATATGGAATGGTTCGAAGCCGCTGACCTGATTGTCAAAGGCACTGAAGGCGCAATCGCTGCTAAGACTGTGACCTATGACTTCGAACGTCTGATGGAAGGCGCTAAGCTGCTGAAATGTTCAGAGTTTGGTGACGCGATCATCAAAAACATGTAATCCAGATTCTGGATTAAAATACGGGAACCTATGGGTTCCCGTTTTTAATTCATCATGATTATTCCGTGGGGTTAATAAAATTTTCCGAGTGCAATAGCCGATTATCTTTCGACCAATAACGACGGTTTACCTCGTCGACATCGACCACCCATTTAAATACTCCCGCGTTGGCCAGCTCTCGACAATACTGCTCAAAAAGAGTAACTCCGCTGAAATGGCGCCTGGCGGCAATGCGCGTTAAAGATTCACTGGCGTGCTGAGTGACTTTAATTAATCGTCGCTCACTTTTTAATGATAGATAGGTGTCTGCCGTCGTCACAATTTGTACGTTCCCTGTTGCGACAAAGTATATGTAGTACGAAATATCGTTTTGTTTTAATTTTGTCAAAAATTGAAGAAAGTCTGACTCACATCTGACTTGCTCAAAAAATCCGTTGAGCATTTCATGAAATTCCAT